TCTACGACCGCATCATCGCCAAACGCAACGAGAGGAAACACCGTGAGTGACAGCGACACCTGGGTCGGCGACGCGATCGTCGACTACGTCAAGGAGTGCTCGGCGCGCTCCATCCAACTGCGGAAGTTGCACAAGCCGAAGCAGCACCCCGACGGAATGACCGTCTGCGCCCACGACGACTACGACTGGCCCTGCCCCACCTACAACATCGTCGCCACCGAGAGGACACCCGAAGACGACAACCGATAACAGCGAATCGTCAACAAACGAGAGGACGCATGACTACTCAACGACGACCACACTGGGACGACGACCTGACTGATGCGGTGTTCAGGGCGCTGTCGCACACCTACCGCGCTCAAGGATGGACCGGTGGCATCGCAATTGACCTGGATGAGTCGGTCTACCCGCTCATCGCCGCCGTCGAGGACTGGCAGGACGCCAACGGGCTTGGCCGCATCGGACAACTCCTGGGCGAGCGCCAGAGCGCCATTAACGAAAGCATCGAACTACGCGAACGCATCACGTATCTAGAAGCCAAACTCGCAGGGTTCGACACCGCCTACTGACAAGAGACACCCGCCACCCATACAGGCAGCGGGTGTCTCAACCTAAGGTAGCGAATCTCAGGCACGAGGCGGCATGTAGTTAGCCACCACGAGAACAGCAATCAGCACAGCCCGAACACCGCGATCTGCAACTGCTGGACACCCATTAAGGCAACGAGAAACCTTACGGTGTCCCGCCGTCAATCACCCCGCCACCAGCAGACGCAGGCGCACCTCCATCCAGCAACCCCAACAGGGTAGACAGAGGATCTCCCCCATCCGTACCGGCAGCGCCGCTAGCCCACACCTGTAGCGCCGCCACCGCAGACAGACCCGTAGTCCCCGCAAGGGCATTAGCAACCGCATCAAGTCCCAAGCCGCGCGTGCCGTTGATCGTGTTCAACGCACCTACAAGAGCAGCGCCGGGGGTGTTAGCGATCAGTGCAGCGGCACCCGTCGCGTCAAGCCCCTGCGTACCCGCAGCCTCATTCAGAATCCGGTTCAGCATCACACACTCCTAGGCCAAATCTGACCGACTAGCGGCACTACCGTCCCGCTGGAGACTTCCGGTGCGCTGCGACAGGTGACGCCCTTGCCGACAGTCGTGATGTTCGTATATGTAGGCGCTGGCATCATGCCACCAAGTAGGCAACACGGAAGTTGCCGTTGTTGTAGGTATCCACGCCGCAGCCCAGGCTTGACGAACGATACGTGTTAAACACTCCGTCAACAGCAGCGCTGAACACCGACAAGTCTGGCACGCTCCGGGTGTTCAGAATCACTCCAAGGTACGGGTCGTACTTGCCGAATGTCTGTATCGGGTACACGGGCGTCTTGTAGTCAAGCACGATGTTCGCGGTAGAAGGTACGGCCCCGATAGGGGCCAACGCGGGCTTGTGTTCCCCGTACACAGTCGCAAGAGCGAAGTTGATACCACGCATCAAGGGGGTGCCGGTGTTGCCAGACGAGTCCACACCTACCGCGTGCAAGAACACCACCACGCCGTCAGGTGTGACAGCACCGTCCTCCCGCAAGCGCTCCACGTTGAGGGTCCATTGCCCGGTGTACGTGCCCGTGTACGGGATGTTCGAGAACAGGGTCAACCCTGCGTCGGTACGAACACCCACCACCTCGCCCTCGCCGCTAGACGTGGCACTGAACCGGATGTAGTGTGTTGCGGTAAGCCCCCCCACTACGCCGCTGCCGTCGTGAGTAGTGCCTACCGTCATGGTGATACGCATACCCATAAAGGCGTTAGCCGTGTCACCCCGACAGAACTCCAAGGCGAAGTAGACTTCCTGCGTTGCACTGTGGGCGTCGTCAAACTTGTAGACTCGTTTCCCAGCCGCAGCGTTAGTGGTGGTGGGCATTGTGACCGTGCCCCAGTCGATATTACTGAACACTTGAGTGAAACCAAGCGCATCAACCGCGTCAGTGGTCGCCTTGCCCCACGCCCTGAAACCAGCATCATTGGCAGCCAGCGCCACAACAGGCTCGTTAGTACTGACAATAGTCATCGCTCACCCCTCCAAAGTAACGTAAGTCAAAGTCGCCGCAACCGCAGTAGCCCCGGCACCCGTATTGTCAATGCGCCCGTACACTGCCGCCCCACCGTCAGCCGCGCCACCCACCGCAACAGGAGACAACCACAACGACAGCATCGACGGGGTAGTCACCACCTCAGCGATGAGCCCGTGATCCCCCGTAGGGTCAACCCCGATAGCGCGGGCCGCATCAGCAGTGCGGTACGCAGCAGAGGCGTACAGACGCACACGCGCCTGCACATCAGTCTCCACCTTGAACAAGGCGAATGACTTGGACAGGGCAAGCGTGAAGTCCTCAGCCGCAGCGGCGGCGAGAGACGCCGTGGTGTGCGAGGCTGTGTCGCGCCCCCCGATGCCTTGATACGGCAGGGCGTTCCACGCCGTAGCGCCGTCACCCACCTTCATGCGCTTAGCAGTCTCGTCAAACCCCGGCTCACCGGCAGCAAGCACCGGATTCGCAGCCGACCATGCGACAGCAGAACCACGGCGCACCTGAATCTTCGTCACTCAAATCACCATCCCGCTACCTGATCCGGCCACACCCAGCCGACATACTCAAGACCCCACGCCTTCTCGATAGCGCGAATCTCTCCCAGTCCCACGTGGTGGGCGTTGGGGTAATCGACACCCCAGAAGCGCCCTCTACCGTTACTGATGCCCACGTGCCCGTAACCGGCGGAGCCGCCCTTCCAGAACACGAGAGCCCCACGCGGGGGGTTGTACTTCTTCTTACCGTCACGGCGGAACTTGGGCGGGGTGAGGGTGAAGCCCTCGTACGCGTCCCACCCTGAGGCGTACTTGCCGTGGGCACACGCCACACTGTGCGCGCAATGCCCCTTCCACAGAATCTTGTGAGGGCAGCGGTAGGTGTAGCGACGTGAGTGCTCACGCATGAACTCAATCGCCTTGTTAGCACGCTTCCTACGACGCAGGTACTTGCTCACCCGTGTCTCTCGTTTAGCAGTCACAATCAACCTCGCAATATCCGCCGTCACAACACGGCTGTAGATAGTGACACTTAGGGCATTGATCCTTAGTGCCACGTCGCCTCATCTGAACCAGACACAGAGGGCAGTAGTCAGGCTCACCGAACATGACGCGCCCCGTGATACGCGGAATACGCCGTCAACAGCAGCACCCCGACTAGGACACGAGTGATCGCAGCGGCGAGCATGTCCGTATCACCACTCGTCGTCAACAGGGGTCACCTTGCCCCGCGACCACACCACCACAACCATCGTGCCGCCTAGTGCAATCACACCCATCCATCCGGCAACCTGCTCGGGGGTCAACTTCCACCAATTCATCAGAACAACTGTGGTAAATAGCGCCTGACAGAAAGCAACAACAGAGGCACGGACAATCAACGGTTCGCGGGTGCCCTTCTGTCGTAGACGCTTACTCATCGCGTGACGGTTCATGTCTCGTCTATAGGCGGGGAATCCTCAGGCTCATCAGGCACCGTGAACCGTTCGATGAACTTGAAATGCCTACCGTGCGGAATGAACGCGTCAATCAGACGCATGATGAAGTAGACAGCCACACCCACTAGCGCTGCCTTGTCTGACGGGGACATTAGCCCCCCTTGACATTCGGATCATTCACCTCAAGAAGCCAACTCCCGGCAGAGGCAATAGCCCAACACAAGGCCACGCACCCGGATACCCAAGACGCCCCCTCTAGCAGAATCACGTACCCCGCAGCAGCCCACACCGCAGCAGCCAACAGCAGTCCGTGTGTCATTAGGCTTGTGCTCTTGGCCCACCACCCCCACCAGAGCAAGGCTGTAGTTGTGGACGAGGCGGCTACAACCACTACCCCACCCACCCCTGAGTCCAGTGACACCCCAACCGTGTTGTCCGTGGCGATTCCCAAAGTCAACACGAACGTCGCCAGTGAAACCGCAAATGAGAAAGGCCGAATCGCACGGTCGAACACACGCCACGGCAACGTCCTACCATCTGCCGCGTACCCAGGGTACGGTGCCAGCAGCCACGCCCACACCTTGTGCATCAGCCTCATACGTTCACCAGCCTCAAAGTCACCAGCAGCATCCCACCAGGGTTCGCCTGATCCCCACGGGACTGCTGCGTGTGAGTCGTGATGAACTGAATGCTCTCAAAGGTGCACAACTCGTCCTCACCTGTGGCGAGATTCTGATAGCGAACGTAGCCGCCCTTTTTCTCCATCAACTCAAGGGCATTGATCCGATCCCACGTGCCACGGTCAATGTCAAGACCCTCACGAGACTTCTCACGGGGGAAACACAGCAACGGCAGGCGTATCGTCCTACCCACCACATTGCTCGGGAGCGCACGCACCTGATACCCCGTGAACGCAGCCCCACTAGACACACGGGTCAGTGTGAACGTGTAACGAATCTCGTTGTAGCGGGCAGTACGTGTCGTCTGCCCCTCATACTCGTTACTCAAACCGTCAGCACGTAGCCACGTCACCGCAGAAGGGGAACCCCACGTACCTTCATGTTCCTCAGTAGGGGTAACAGTGACCCCGGTGCTGTCACGGTTCACACGAAGAAAGTCAAATGACTTCTTCTCCTGTGTATCGAACCTGATACGCCCTGTCTGCAACCAGCCGTTAGCAACCTCAGTGCTGCCCTCGTAGTACAGCCCCGTGTAATCAACAGTGAACGCCACCTTCCCCGTGATCCCGATAGGGCACACACGCAACACCTGATTAGTGCCAGGGTTAGTGGCGTCAGGGGCATACAAGTCACGGGCAGCCGGGAAGATACCTAACTGTGAGCGAGGATCAGTACCGTCCACCCCAAGGTTGATCTTCCACAGGCCGGGACGTGGCACGTCATTCAGCGGGACAGCGCTACTGCCGCCCGCGTACACGTAGTCCCCGATAGCGCACATCCCCCACACAGGGGTATCAGACTTCACCGACAGCGGCCCCATCGTCAGTGACGAATCAGGGTTGATCGTCGCCACCCTGACACCCTTGTTCGTACCGATCACAAGGTAGGTAGCCATGTAACTGATAACGCTCGTCACCACCTCACCTTGTGGTAACTCGGCCACCGTGTACGGGGACTGCAACGTGGGAGGATTAGACGACGTATCAATAGTCACCGCGTAGATACGGCCCGTGTTACCTGCATAACCCCCAAGGTAGATAGCAGTCGGGCCTTCACAGATACCCGCCCACCGCCACCCAGGAACTTCTACCGTGTAGATAGGGTCAGGCAAATCACCTGTGAACGACGTGGCAACCTCGTAAATCTTCCCCACTGACACACTCGCAGTGTCAGTCTCTTGTGACAAGGCGATCATCAGGCGGTCTTTCATCACCGCAAGCCGACCACGCTTCACATTGTCAGCGCCCTCAGCCTCAGGCAGCGGGATGATCTGCAACGCAGACCCCCCACTAATCAGGCCCTTGTGAATCCCGTCGTCTTTCAACGCGTAGTAGTAGCCACCATCGGTGCAAATGTCGTACACCGCGTCAATACCATCCACAAGGGAAGTGACAACCCCCGCGTCAGTGACCTTAAGAATCTCCCCACTCGGAGTACCAGAGAATGACGACTGTGCCAGCAGCACACCCTGGTCTGTGATCTGTCCTTCATCATCGAGCAGACAGTACGGGGTGATGTACGACTTACTCTCAAACTCTTCGATCTTGTTAGTCGCGTTCAGCAACGTCACCTTGCCGGGGGTGAACACATGCACCCCACACGAGTCGCGGAACCTCCGCGCCACAGACTCATCTTTCGCAGTGTCGAAATACTCAACACCACACCCAAGATCAAACGATGCTTGTGACCGCCACCAGTACCCTGTGAGAGATTGCTCCCCAGCCTCAGAGGTAGTGTCGATCTGCTCTCTGACCCCTCCGTCAGACTCACGGATATACGGGTAGTCCTCACTGTTCCCGACAAGAAACGGGATAGCCTCTTCGGTCAGTGTGTCAGGGTTCAAGCCTGTGATCGCCACGTCGTACATGACACGGCCAGAGTTAGTGTAGACAGGTGGTGCCACAATCAGCCCCAAACGTAGTGACGTACAGGCGGGAACATGTCTTGAATACGAGACTCTGCATCCGTCACCGCCTGCTGGTACATGCCCAACAGGTACTTGGAAATGTCCGTGGCCTTACCGAAGTCTGATTGACGATTCATCATTGTCTGATCGGCGGCAGAGAAGAAGCCTCTACCTAACTCGCTCGCAGAGTACAGCCGCCACACCGCACCCCACACCACAGACTCACGGGAGAACTCTTCAAGCCCCGTCGCCGTGGCAAAGTCGTCGTTACTCAGCAGCAGAGGGGAAGGTTCTGCCGCATAGGTGACACGCACTAGACGCTGCCTAGAGTTGTACGGCAACTCGATCACCGTGCCACCCTCAAGGGGTCGGGGCACGAACTTCCATGTGCGAAGATCAGTCCACGTGTAGTTAGCATTCTCATCTTGAGCCGATACGGACAGCACCTGACGACAATCGACAGGAAGTTGATAGCGGTACGTGTTCACTTGCAGTGTCAAGTCGTGAGACAGGATCGCAGGGACACGGGGGAACAGGTTGCGGATCGTGTCATTGATCGCACGCTTCACCTGAACCACAGGGAACTTAGGGTTGTTGCGGATCGCTATCCCGGCAGAATGAGTGGCGGCAGTAGTTCCGCGCCAGCCACGAATCACGCTGCTAGCCACCCCGGTAGAACGGTTGAAGTCAGGCACGAACACTAGTTCGTCCTCAATCTCCCACACCCCGGTACTCATCCCGCTACCGTCAGCGAACGCCCCACCCGTCACCGTGATCGTGGTGTCCGTAGGGGACACTGACACACTAACCAAAGACATGACAGCCTGATCGTTCGTGAAACCCTCAAGGGTCAGCAGAACCTCGTTCTGCAAGTCGCTGAACGTAGTCATTGGGCTCCTAAGTCACGCAGGCGAAAGCGCCTCTCTCAATCAGATAGCGGGGGAACGCTTACTGTAGGACTGGATCGTCGGGAGTGGTGGGTCGCTTGCCGCCCTGATACCAGACGACTCGTCGCCACGCACGGAAGTCCGTGTTGACCGACAGGCGACGGAACGGGTTGCGCTTACGTCTCGCGTCCACGTTTGCCTGCTGACGGCGCTTAGGGTGAATCGTCCACAGGAACGTCTTACCCTCGGTCTTAGCCTTAGGTGTGGGTGGCGGGGGCGGTTCAGCAGGGCCAACCTCAAACTCCGACTGGCCCGTGAAGATGCCCTCGATAATGTTGTTCCACGCCACGGCTAAGTCTCCCTAACCGTCAAACCCCTAACCGGGATGACAAGCGGCTGATTGACAGCAATCAGATACACCTCTTCAAAGACGTTCGTGTAGTAGAGCAGTCGCCCCGTACCCGACGCGGCAGTGCCAAGACCCACCCACCACACTTCCTCCGATGAACCGCCGCTCGGATTAGGAAACGTGATTTCCTTGTTGTTGACCAGGGTGTACCCGCTCACGTCCCAATCTGACGCAGAGATCGACTGACGTGCATAGCCGGGATAGGAAATCTCGTAGAGTGTTTGAGCGTTAGTGCCGAACGGGGCAGAGTGGTGCAGCGACAAGTACATGGTGCCACCGGCCCACGAGATAGCCTCACCCTTGAGGAAATACTTAAGAGCCTCAAGGCGAAACGTAGGTTGTTTAGCCACTAGCGTTCACCGCCGAACCAGTAGCCTCACTTGCCGCAACAGCAGCCCTCACGTCACGTACGTTCGTAGACGCAGGTTGAATCCCAGCAGCCCTGGCATCCCGGTACTCCTGTAACCCCTGCTCCCACCGCTTCTCCTTCGTGCGGTCAATACCCTTGTGGCTCGCAGCCCACCCGACACGCAGCCCTTTGCTTCGCACGCACTCACCCCACGAACCGTGATCTTTAGTGGGGCATGACGAAGAACACTTGCTCATACCCGGGTCATAGTGATGGAAGGGACAGGCGCAGATACTTCCCGTTACCCGACGCAGCGATCAGGGCAGCATCCTCAAAGGACAGCGGCGGATTGTCGTACCCGAACAGCCACACCACACGCTTACCCTCAATGTCATCGGGTGAGGCGAAGTCCCACATCACCTCAACCTGATTGTCCTCGGTGATGAGCACATTCGGCCCGTAGTAGACGACACCAGCATGGTCGCCTTCGCTCACCATGAATACGTCAGTTGTCTGCATAGACGTGTCAACGGTGTAGATGGGGGTTACCGTGTCTACCTCTGCATCCGGCAGCCCCGTCACAGGAGTCCCGGTAGACGACAGCACTGTCACACAGAACGTGCTCAAGTCAGTGTCCTCAACGTAGAACACGTCAAGCACAGTGCCCTCGTACAAGACAGAGACAAGGTGACCATCGGCAAGGTACGTCAACGGGACAGCAGGGTTAGCACCCTCAGGTAACGTCACCGTGTACTCACCACTAGTACACGTACCCGGGGTGGGTGGATCGCCCACAACAGTAGTTCCCTGACTGTAGACAAGCACCACACCTGACAGGTCAGTAACACCAGCATCGAGTACAAGATCGGTAGTTGGTGCCCCGTCCTCCACCATCGCTGTAGCATCAGCAGACAAGTCACCCGTCAGGGACATGTCCTCGTTCTCGTAGTCGGACAGCAGCGTGTACCAGCCGAACGCCGTAACCTGCAACTCTTGTAGCAGCGGCACGTCCTCGTTCTCGTAGTCCCCGAACAGACGCACCTCGCCGTCAGGTGTCTGGTCACCTTCTAGCGTGAGGTCGTAGTTGGCAGCAAAGTTGATTAGGTTAACGCCACCGTCACCAGACGTATCAAATACAAGTGCCGACAAGTCCTCGTATTCGTACCACGACCCCACCACAATAACCAAGTCCTGTGTGAGTGGGTCGGACAGCGGCAAGTCAACATCAGTCGGCCCGTCTACCGTGTAGTCCCGGGACTGTTCCCCATCAGCCACACCGTCAGACTCCACAGGGTCAATGTCGATAGGTGTCTCGATGATCCCGAAGAAGTGGCCTATCTCCGCATCGACAACCATGTTGCTACATGACAGCCACACCGTACGCTCGGGGTTGTCGTCAACCACCTGTACAAGAATGGTGCCGTCAGCAACCACACTGCTCGGGGTAGGGGTGACAGTGATGAAGTCGTTGCCCTCAGACTCAAGAGTCACATCATCAAGGTCAGCAACCGTGTCGGACGAATCCAACCACACGTCGTCAGCGTCAAGAGAATCCCAGAACCCCGGCCAGACACCACTACTGACGACAGACAGCAAAGAGTCTGACTCGGCCACAGAGTGTGGCTTCTCAACATCGAACGAGATAGCGGCAGTAAACGAACCGGGGTCAGTGGCCTTAGCGTCTGGCCCGGGTATAGGGCGCTGTAGACTCACAACACTGCTGTAGCCTGTGACCCCCGTGTAGCGGAATACGTCGTGGTATACGTCCTCGTCAAGATCGAACTGCAACTTCTTCCTACCAGTGACAGGGTAGTAGGAGTAGATGCTCATGCCGGGGGTGTTGTCGGCAGACCCCTCAAGGTACGGGATCAGGTACAGCACGAACAAGGTCAGGTCTTGCAGACCCCACTCGTCCTCACCCAGCATCGCCACAGGGCCGACGACAGCCTGAGCGAAAGCATCCCGACCCACATACGGATGCGGCTCAACCGGGATCGGGAGCAACACCTCAGTAGGGGTAGCGGGGTACGGGATCAGACCACTGTCCCCAATATCCGAATCCACCGTGTAGAAGCGTGGACTGTTATTCCTAGACGCACTGGACCAGAAATCGTAGTACCCGATCCTCCAACCCGTCGCCTCAAACTTGACGTACAGGTTTCCGTCAATCGGGTGGTACTGTGCTGGGTCGTGAAGTTGCATACGTGACGCGGTGCCATAACTGTTCAGGTACGGAGAGCATTGATGCATCCCTTCGTCTGCACCCTCGTAACTGAACCTCGCAGCCACAACGAAGGCGTACGTGTTACTTGTGCCCTCATACGTCAAGACACGACGAACATAGTGAACCCACTCGTAGGCACCGTTCTGCGGCTGGACAATGTTCGCCACCCAATCAGGATCTTCGTGGTGCCAGTACGGGTCAATACGGTGGTCAACCAAAGTCACCGTGTAGGTTGGGTGGCTAGTGAACCACGGCAACTCACCGTGCACCAACTCTTCATTCGTGCTGTACCAGCCTGCGTTAAGGTCAACAGAATGTGCCTCATACACGGATGGTGCAACCACATCGTCGTCGTACGGGGAGTACACAAGGTTACCGTTGACAAGCCGGTAGCGTTTCACAGTGGCGGGTAACTCGGTCTGCCCAACCCACGCAGACAACACCGTGTCATTGTCTGACATGCGGCCCGGGGTTTCGATGAACTTGAGAATCTCGTGGCGTTCCTCAAAGTGCCACGTCAAGTCCTCGGGGTGAACAGGCACCTCTACCGTGAACTTGCCAGGACTCGTCCACTCGTTAGGACGGAACACCAGCACCGTAGCGTCACGCTGATCGGGGTCAGTGTCTTTATCACTGCCGAACACGAGATACGCAGCACCGTCGTTAGTGAACGAGTACAGCACCGTGGAGTCGGCCAACGACGCATCAGTAATCTCGTGCGTGTACCTACGGGTATGCTCCGTGTGGCCCGTGAACGTTTCCCCGTCAACCTCATAGTCTGTTACGGGGTCGTTGTGTGTCCCGTAGTACACCGTCCCCATAGAGCCACCTGTCCGTGTGAACAGATACCCGCCACGAGGAAGAGCGGTGACATGGACCAAACCCGGGGAAGTTGTGCTCTCCCCGAATACCTGAAACCCTGAGGTAGCAGTGACCGAAGAGAAGTCACCAGAAGGTACAGCCAGCCCCACACTGTCAAACGTCAGATCAACGTCAAGGGACATATCCCCCTCCTTTCAGGGGTGGGGGACTAGGCAGACGCGATACGCAGAGTGAGTGCCCCGACAGGGATGCGAGCGCGACGGCCCTCAGCGATAGTCACAGGGGCAGCCGTCCCAATCACCATCAGCACGTCACCACCGGCAGCCGCGTCGATCACAGCCACATAGTTGATCGCCTGCCACGCAGAAGCGCCGCCGTTGTACTCGGACACGAGCACCGCGTCGTTAGACAGTGCCACAGGGTTGTTACCGGACGCAGCGGTCAGGTCGGCCACAGGCAGCGGGATACGTGCGTACCCGTTGTTCGTCGCACCGGACAACTCCCCACTGCTAATGTCCAGCGTGCCACCGCTGATTGTTGGGGCACCCGTAAGGAACGCCACCTCAAGTCCGTCTGTCGCGTACGTGGTGGCAATGGTGTCAAGTAGCGCGGTAGCGTACTCTTTGCTGACGATGGTAGCCATTTAAGTCTCTCCTATACTTGGGCTATAAAGCCCTACAAACCTTGTAAAGTGGTGGAAACAGGTAAGGGGCCAGAGCCATGTTTCGGCCCTGACCCCTCACCTTTGTTGCTTCGATCAGGCGATACTTGAAGCGGTCTTAACCACGGTCAAGCACGTCGGGCGGTACAGCGACCAACCCGCGATCCCGTACCAGCCCATCGCAGTCTTGCGGTTCAGCGGGTCGGTGATCGCACCGTCGAGCACCACGTGGAACTCTTCGGCAACCGCCTCGGCAACCGCCTGCTGCCCGAAGATGTAGGTGCGGTACACCTTCACCGTGCCGGTGTTCGTGCTGACACCACAGCGCGGGTTCTCAACGAAGAACACGCCTTCGTAGGTTCCCACCTCAGCGGCCCAGATAGCCTCACCAGCCTGGTACTCGTGGGGCACCCGCCAGCCCAGCGAACCGGACTCGGCACGCAGGTCGTGAGCAACGTCGGGGTGGATGTAAGCCCCGAACAACTCGCCACGCACAGCCGGGACAGAACCAGCACGGTTCTTAGCGACGGCGTAACGAATGTGCTTGCTCTTGAGAGTGTCAGACCCGGTAATGTCGTTCACGTTCTGACCGGCACCACCCGGGCCAACCAGCGTGCCAGCCTCTTCGGTAATGACGTTGGTCGAACCAGCCATGACAGACTCAACCAGTTTGTCAATCGAGTCCAACTCGTTCTGAGCAACGATGTTGGCAAGGTTGCTGTCAAGCGCAGAGTCAAGAGCGAACTCCTGCAAGCGCTTCGTGACGACGGTGTAGTTACCGTACTCGTTGAGAGTCACGGTGACCGGGGTCGTGTCCCCAATGGTCACACCAGTCGGGTCGGTAACCTCGTTCAGCGGCGTGGTAGCCGGGGAGAGGTCGGAGTAGAGGTTGAACACGATGGAGTCACCGGGGTGCGTTTGCTGCACCGGCTTCGTGTCAACGATGGAACGGAACTGCGCCTTGGAGCGCAGCGCCATGTTCACCTTGCGGTCGTACGCAGTGGTAACGAGATTCGCAAGGTCAGCGGTTGTGGTGTTAGGAGCAGCCACTTGCTTGCCTTTCTTGGCTAGAGGTTGTTAGAGGACGAACCTTTGAGCCTCAGCCCACAACTCCTGCAACTCTTCCGACGTTTGAGCACTCGCCATGCGAGCCTCAATGTCAGCCAACTTGCTCGGAGACTGTGCACTGCTACCAAGGTTCTGCAACCGTGATGCGGATTCCTTCACCTCGGGGGCGATACCTGCATCCTGTTGCTGAGTGTCGTCGTCTTGCGAAGTAGCACCGAACAGGTCGGCGTTCTCTTCAAGCCACTTGGAGATTCCCTCTTCACCCTCCACGTCAGCGGGGATGAACTTGGCAACCTTCGGGTTGACACCCTTAGCGGTCAGCACGTTCGATACCTCGGTTTGTCGAGCCTTGCCACGCAACTCTGCAACCTCAGCCTCTAGGGCTTTCTTGTCTGCGAGTGCCTGTTCAAGTTGACCCCTCAGTCCCTTGCCGGAACTTTCCTGGCCGTCCTCGTAGTCGCCGTCCTGATCCACTTATTACTCCCTCATCATCTGTAGGCCACTCACATATCCCGGGGAGGATACGTAAGGCTCCTTGCTGCCGGTCTTATACGCCACATAGGGGCCGGTCGATCCTTGTGGGTCACATCGGCTATAGGAGGGGAATGTGTCTATCGTCAATACTTTCGCTAACGAAACAATAGACGATATCGAACGTGTGTACGGAAATCTCGAGAACTACCTACGGTAGCGTAGGTTAGTAGGCACCCGACGTAGAGGCCCCAAGCCCAGCAGTACCAGCGCCCATGTTCCCGAACCGTGCACGCTCCTGTGAAGCAAGACGCTTCTTCTTCCGGCCTACCTTGCCGTCCTTATCAAGACCCAACTCATCCTTGATAAGACCCTTCTCGCTGATCTTCTCACCAGACACAGCAGCCAACTTCTTCCAATCCTGCTCAGTGTCGGCCACGTTAGCGAACGCCTGTCGCGCCTCTTGCCGGGAGATATCCTTGTCCACCAACTTCTCAGCGAACTTCTTACCCACAGAATCCATCCCGGTAGACCCCGCCTCGGCCCCAATCTCAGCAGCCTTAACCTGCTCGGAAAGCAACTGAACACCCTTCTTACGGTTCAGCATGTAGCCGACAAGAGACTTCTTACCGATCCCGTAGTATTCACGGAACGCTCGTGTGTACGCAGGGTCAGTGTTGTTGATCGCATCCTCAGCCAACTTCACACGGTCAGCCACCTCCTGAGGGGACACGTCCTGACCGATCAGGTTGTTCAAGTCGTCCTGCTCCCAGAACTTCTCTGGGATACCAGCAGCCGTGAATATCTGCCGGTACGTGTCCTCCAACTGAATGATCTGGCCTTCGTTCAGGTAACTCATCCCGTTCTTCTCACGGAGTTTCGTAGCCGCCCCGAACCGCTCACGCCACGTGCCAGTCTCACGGAACGCCTGCGTCACAAGAGCAGGATTCTGCAACTGTGTGTACGTCAGACCCTTGAGAAACTGCATCACCTCGCCGCGCTTGAACCCGTACTTGGTCAGGGTGTCGGCATACTCGGCGTAGGCAGCGGCACGCTCACCCGGGCTAGACCACGTGTTAGTTGACGGGGGCGCGGCAGCCTGCACATCAGGCTCATTACCACGCGGAGGCTTAGGCGTCTTCGGTGCCTTGTGCGGGCTGTCGTTACTCGGCTTAGTGGTGTTGCTCACAGGGTAGGCGCGTGACTCAGAGTTGTACTGGCGGTAGCGTCCCGGCCTATCCGCCAGCACACGCCACGCACTCATCGCACCCTGGTGTGCCTGCTCACGGGCAGCCTTCTTAGCCGCCTCACGTGCCTGCCTCTGCGCTCGGGCAGACTCAGCCGCAGCATTAGCCCTGTCGTTCAGAGACACAGCAGGTTGTACGTACGCCATGACTACAGCCCCATCTCACTGAGCATCGAGTTGACCGCAGACCCGTAAGACTCGTACGCGTTGTTCGTGTACTTCCACCTCGGGTCACTCGTGACCTGTTCCTGAAACTTCCAGATAGGCTGACGGATCGGGTTACCGGCATCGTCGCGTGCCTGTAGCGCTTGCTTCACAATCGGGTCGTCCATACCGATAGACCCCGCAGGCATTTCAAGCAACGACGCAGCCATGTCCACATACGGCGAGGCAATGTCCTCAATCGTCATGCCCTGATCCAACTCGTCGCTGAACTGCGGGTACATCGTCTTGACGTACTGATCGCGGATACGCTCAAGCACCGACTCGGGTGTGTCCTTACCGTTCAGCACACGGCGCTGTTGACGTGCAATGAAGTCGTCGCTGACCACAATCCCGTTCTTCGACGCGTACTGTTTGATAAGCCCCGGCACCTCATCGTCAAGCGCCATGATTTCTGACTCGGTGATCGGGCGACCGTAACGTGCACCCTGCTCCACACGGGAAGCCGTAGCATCCTGCCACGTCACCCCCGTCATGTTCGCCTCAGTCATGGCAGCCTGCATCACCGAAATGTCGTCGGCAGTGATCGGCCCGACGAAACTCTGCGGGTCGTAGAACCCACCAAGCCACATCGCCTTCCGCCACTCAAGACGTTCCTTGTTCCCCATGTTCATCAGCGTGGTGTACGCATCCGAATCCTTGTAGAGAACTTCCCGGGCACCGTCCTTCGTGTTCACGTAGTAGCGGGTAACCCCATCGTTACCGACCACGGTGGCGACAGCCTTCGCATCCCGCATGTCGTCCACACCCAGATAGCCGGAAGGCTCGGGCTTCCCGTCCTTCGTGGTGCCTGCCGCAGCCTGCGCCTCAGCCGCCCCCTGCACAGCCTGACCCGCTTCGGCGGCAGCACGTTGCGCCTCAGTCGCAGCCGTCAACCCCTCAGTGAGTTGATCCTTGCGCTGACTGTGATCCCGCCCGTCCATGTAGTTAGCCGCCACAGCCGGGGGGATAGCCCCAAGACCGCCGAACGGGGCGAGAGGCAGAATCTTCGGGGCAAGGCCCATGATCGTTTCAAGGAACGACGGGGGAGCGGAGTCGGCAGTCGCCTGCTCCACAGTCTGTGCAACGTCAATCGTCACTTGTCAACCTCCCACATCAAAGTGCCACGCCAAATCGGGATGAACTCGGGGAACTCCACACACAAGTCCTCCCCCTGTTGACGTAGATAGGCGCGGAGAGGCGCATCCCCCTCACCATCCAACGACCCGCCATCAGCCTGAGCCTTAACCAAGTCGTAGTGCATGAGGTACGTCTGCAACGCCTTACCTGTCGCCGTGTTACGCAACGTCGGGTCAGCCAGGGCAGCATCCATCTGCCGCCTCAAGTCCTCACGGCGGCTCGTGTCAGCCCCGGCACTCACCGCGATCTGATAGTCCTCACCGTTCTGCAACTTGGAAGCCTCGTACTGAGTCTCCGTAATCTCCCCGTTAATGAACTGCTGTTCAAGGCGAAGGTCACGGACAGCCTTGGCCTTCTCGTTAAACCGTGCCGCCCAATCCTCGGGGCTAATCAAACGGTTCTGCCCAGACTCGGTGAGCATTCGCTGATACTGCTTGCTACGCAGCCGCATGACAGGATCGCCGTTCATGTCCGACGACGGGAAGAAGTACCCCATCACGTCATACGTCTTGTCGAACAACTCTTGATTGTCGGCAGCGAACTGATAGCCCTCGTCGTTGGCAATCGGCACACGGTCACGCATACCGATCAGGTAGGCGATACCCTGCGGCCCGTACTTGTCCACGAGGTAGGCGTAGCCTGCACCCACACTGCCGGTACGTTCCACCTCAGCGTTGAACTCGTTAGACAAAGAGGCAAGCCCAATCAACTCACCATTCTTGTCCTTCACCGTCTTAGGGATGCTCGTCCCGCCACGCAGCAGAGCGGCACGCCACAGATTCCCCCGGTACAGGGCCATAGCCAGCGACTCTGCATCACGGGTCAGGGCAGGAACCTTGTCCTCAAGAATGTACCCGTTCTCGTCAAGGTACTTCTCAGGGTCATTAGCCACCAACGCCATGACGGCGTTACCCATCTGAGCCTGCACATCCTCTTCGGCAGGGATCAACTCGCGCACGAACCACGGAAGGTTACCCTCAAGGATGTTCTTATCCTGAGTCACGTCCCCGGTCTGCATGGCAAACCACCACTTACGCAACTCGGTGGGGATCGTGACCACACGACGGTCGATCACCGATGCGGGGAACGTCACCCCCGGCCCGACACCGGGAAGCGGCTCACCGAAGTTGAGCGGATTCCAACGGTCAACACGCAGGTTCACGAACTGCTGGAAGTTGGGGTTCTCCTTACCACCAAGCACCTTCGCCAGCGCACTGTCCACGACATGCACCGGATACCCAAGGTACGGGATGCTGACGTTCCTGTTGCCCATGTCGTCAGTCCAGAACAGCGGCTTGCTCGGGTCGTCGTCCCGGTTCACCCCCGGCATCACGTCGTAGGCCACACCCGACTCTTCGGTGTTCGCGGTACGCAGCAGACGCAGGGCGTTGGCAGACTTCTTCGGGTTGAGCACGGCAGCCTTCATGTAGACCCGTGCCGCGTTCACCCACGACTGAATGAAGGGAAGCATGATAGCGAGGCGCTGCGCCCCGGCGTTACGGCCACGGATACCGTAGGCCACATCGGACAGCCTGCGGTACGCAGCGTTCTGTGCCGCCTCAGTCACCTCAGCAAGAGTGAACATGCCCTTCTGATCCCCTGACGGCATACCCACCTTCAACGCGGCCACAATCTCGTGATGCTTAGTGGTGCGCTTCGCCCGGGGAATCTGAGCCATGATCCTGTCCCGCGCCACCTTCGCATCGGCAGGACTCAGCAGAGACACACGCTTCGCAGACTCCAACAGCACCTCGTCACGCAGAAGCGGTGCCTGCCCAAGACGCTTCTCCATATCCCCGGCGTGCCCGAAGAACCACGACAGCGCACCCTCGTAGAAGTCCTTAATCGCAGCCTCATCGGGATTAACCATGTGCCCCCGGTATCGCACAGCGTACGGTTGCGCGTCCTCCGGCACACGGCGCACCACACTCGCCAGCAGATTCTCTACAGCGTTAGGCTTCGCCACATCCAACTTCACAACCTTGCCGTCAGGCAGGGTAATCTCCCGCATGAACGGTTTACCCTTACCGCTCAACGCCTTGTCAGCCTTGCGTGGTGCAATGGTGTGAAGGTAGTGCGCCCACTGTGCCTTAGCCCGGGCAATCTGCCGGATGGTCTGCATGACAGGCTGATCGAACTGTCCCGTCAGGTCGTGCACACGGTTGTAGACACTGGCAGCGTCGTCGTCAGCCCACAGGAACGAGTGAAGTTTGTTGCGATCCTGCGCGATCTGCTGCAACAGGGGAATGTGTTGGCGTTTCGTCTGCGCTGAGTCGATCAGTTTGTGGAACAGGTCTTGACCCGGGCCACTGTAGTAGTAGTCCGTAACCATGTCCTCACGTGACGCGTACGCCTTGCCTGTGCTGTTCGCCCACTCGTCAACATGTTGTGGGGTTTCCCCAAGCATCACGTCGAACACGTCTTGGAACATGCCGTCCCCGTACTTGCCGGGGGTCATGTGGAACATGAGGGTCTGTGCCCAGCCACGGTCGAAGTTGTCTTTGCCACGGTCGATCTTCTGCCACCCAAGGTCAAGCATGTGGGAGTCAGTCTGCGAGTTGCGTGTGGCGAAGTCACGGAACTGATGCCGCAACAGGTGTTGCCCAATCGTGGTGTCGTTCAAGTCGTCAAGCACACCTTGTAGCGCCGACATTTGCGCCTCACCGAACATCGGTGTGCCGTCAGGGTTAGTCGGTGCCGACCGCATAATCTTGTTCAGCGTCTTGACGATGCGGGTGTCACCCGTGAACGTCAGGTGCGCTGCGATAGCCATAGTCTGCATCGGGGACGTGAACAGGTTAGTGGCACCAATAGCAAGAGCACGCCCACCTGAGTCGGCAACCTGCAACAGCATGTAGGCGGGGCGCATAGCCAGATACATCGGACGCAGGTACAGATCAAACCAGTCGTTGATCGCCGTCCCGACGTTGACAGCCTTACCCTTCGCTGTGAGTTTCCCTGTCTCTTCGATCACGTTGAACAGTTTGCGAATGGCCTTCGTGTCCATCATGGCGACGTTGCCTGACAGGTCAGAGGCGGCGTGGATCAGACCGGCGTAGTCCTCGTTGAACGTGGAAGGATCATCGGCAAGGCCCATGATGAGGCTCTGCATTCCACGGTTCATGCGCGCACGAATGTCAGCGAACCGTGCCTCCTGCGTAATGTCCTTATTGAACGTCCACCGCATCTTGTCAGTCCACTGTTTCTGCGCCGCCTTGTCCATCGAATCCCAGCCCGGGATGCGGTGAAGAAACTCGTTCTGCAACTCGATCCAGACACGCTTACGCGCCTCGGCGGTAGGTGCCCCAATCATCTGCGACAGGTAATCGCGCCTGAACTCTTCCCACCCCTCAAGGCTCTTCTTACGGCGGTACGACATAGACGCACCCTCAAGGATGAAGTCGCTAGCCAACTTCACAACAGAGTCGGCATCCTCAAACCGTGCAAGGTGCGAGTTAGGCACACCACCCCGGGACAGGCTCACGACACGGCGCATGAACGCCGCACCCGCGTGACCCGACTGCCCGTGCTGAACACTCCACCGTGCGACACGGTTAGAGGCGCGGGTGATCTTCCCGTTCAGCACCCCGTTGAACAGGATCATTAGTACCTGATGCGGGTCTTGCACACCGGCCAAACCACGCAGCGTGTCGGCACCCCACAGGGGGAACAGGTCGTACAGGTCGGCAGGGTTGTTCGTGCGTGCAATCAGTTTCGCAACGTTGTCGAAGTTGCCCCCGACAAGACCGTTGATCGCCTTGCTGATATCCGCACCCTTGCTGTGCAGCCCGTGGTAGGCGTGCAGCATGGCAACGAAGTCCTCGGGGTCAATGTCGGCCATGTTGTGCCCTGCGGCACGGTACGCATCGAGCAGTTGCTCAGTCGCCTCAAAGTACGACTGCACCGTTTCGTCCTCTAGAGCGGCAGCGTTACGTGCGTACTCTGTGGCACGACGCGCATCCTCGGGGTCGGCATCGAGCCGTTCTGCTGAGTCACGGATCGGGGAGGGGGCAGCCTGCTCACCGACTGCGGGGATGCCTCCTAGCGAGGGAGTGTCCTCACTGCGTGGCGGTGTGGTGCCGTCGTCGGTGACACGTTCGCCGCGAGGTTTCGTAGCCAAGTCAGCGCTGTCACGTGCCTTTGCTGCCACTACCTCCGACACCTCTGAGCCAGCGTGGAAGTTTCCTGCGTCGTCCCACTCGATAGGGAATGACCCCTTAGTGGGGGTATCGGCCAGGGTGACGTTGATACGTTCGATGCGCCCACCAGCGGCGACGTACGCCTCATCAAAGCCCATCAACTCATCGCGGCGCAACCGCATCATTTCGGCTTTGTCTAAACCATCGTCAATGAACCGTAGGCCCACAAGCGTACCGTCGTCGTTGACTAGGAACAGCCCACGCTCGTGCGCCATTTGAATAGCGGTGGCATCATCAATGTTGGCGGCGAACTTGGTGTTGCTGAAACGAGTAGAGTCAGGCGGGTTTACGCTTGTAGCGTTGTTCTGATCCTGCACACGTAGGTAGGTGCCGTCTTGCTGGCGGGTGTAAACTGACCCGTTAGATGTGGTGAAAGAAGTGGCCTCACTGCGTGGCGGTGTGGTGCCGTCGTCGGTGACACGCTCAAACCCGGGCTTCTTCACCAACTTGGCCCGTGGTGCCCCCAACGGTACGAGGCGCACCTGACTCTCAGGGAACCAGTAGATACGTACGTTGTGCGGCCTTCCGCCCGTGAGCCTGCCGCCCTTGTGCGTGTACCCGCCGAAACCCTCAACCTCCAAGTTGGCACGGATCGAGTCGAACCACTCTTGCTTGTCGTCAATGGTGGCGTACAGGTTGCGCCAAATGTGGTCGAACAGGTCTGCGAGGGTCTTGATTTCACCTGAGTCGATCAGGTCAAAGATAATGTCGTGCTCGTCGGTGAGGCTGTACGCCTGCCCGTCACGCAGCATTCGCATGATGCTGTCAGGGATTGGGCCGTCAAGATCAACAAACTTGACAGGCTCAACCTCTTCCACCGTGTAGACGCGGGGGTCGGTGGCTTCGCTTTCCTTCGTCGGCCAAATCCGCAGCGGCTTCTTCTTCATGTAGCCCTGTGCTATGCCACGGTCGTCGGTGACGTACAGCCCTTGACCGTACACGTTGCCGGGGGAGTAGTGAGCGTCACTAACGTTCTCGACTGGCTGCGAGGTGCCGTGGAAGTAGGTGCCCTCGGGAACGTCGTTGATCGCGTCCTCAATGTCGAAGTCGGCACCCATGCGTTCCGCAGCGGCACGAGCCTCCTGCTCAGTGGCACCCTTCGGGTCAACCTCCAACTCGCGCAACACCGCGTTGTCAGTGGCGGCAGACGACTCCTTCACCACCTCATCCACCGTGGACTCTAGGCGGCGGTAGTCGTCAATGTCGGCAAGGTTGTCCATGATGAAGTCGGTGTCGCGGCTGCTGCTCTGCGCCGCACTCTTCATCCGGTCGTCCAACCACTGCTCCCGCAAACCCTTAAGGTCGGGGTGCTCGTTCAGGATGCGGGAACGTGCCTTCGTGCGGAACGCCTCAGCCACCAGCGTCGTCGCATCGGCATCGTCAAGCGTCGGGCCGAAACGGTGAATCAACTCCAACGCCTGCGGCAACTCGTCCTCAGTGATCCCGACACGCTTCAACGCCTGAGCAACCTTCGCGCCCTTCGTTGCCGACGACGCACCACCCGTGAACAAGTTGAGCGGGTCAAGAGTCAGGATCGCAATACCGTCCACGATGCCGCTGAGAACCTTGTACTGCTCTGTGTCTTTACCCCAGCCGATAGACTCGGCAGTCAACCGGCCCAGCGAGGCAGCCTCACCGTTCTCCAATGACGCGTACTCGTAGGCGCGTCGTGCCTTCTCTTCCCCAATAGGGGAGTCGTAGTTGACGTAGAAGCCGTTACCCGTACCTTCGGCCCCGAACCCTGCACCCATGCCGCCCTCTAGGGCAGTCTCGATCTGCGTCCACAAGGTTGTGTTGTAGGCGGCATCCTTCCAGCGGGTGATCGGAAGGACAGCGGTCTTTACCGCTTCCCCGAACGTGTGACGGTTAGGGTTCTTCCCAAGGTTGTAGGCAGACAGGGCGGCAGACGTGGCAATGTTCCTAGTCCAGTCCACACCGGCATCGAGCACCGACAGCCCTGTACGCACCGAACCTTTGAACGCGTTGTATGCGTTGTCAAGTGCGGTCGGGTCACCCTCGTAACCCTCAAACCGCATACGGGCATACTCGGCCAGAGCATCCTTCTGCTCCTGCGTGAAGTCCGATTGTGTCGGCACGTTGACAGGTGCCCCGGTGACGTTCGCAGTTTCCTGCGTCAACTTCTCCCACCAGTCACCACCGTACTTCATGGTGAGGTACATTTCCGCGTTCTTAGCGGAGTCGTGGTAGACAGCCTGACGCTTCCGCTCGGCACGCAGGGCAGGGCGGTAGTTACGCTCAACAGGTGTTGCGGTCATAGGCCAAGCGCCTCAATCTTCTCCAACAGTTTCCGTGATGCCACCGATGGGCGTGCCACGTAGGCGGCGCGTACCGCGTCGGCTAGTTCTTCGGGGGACATTTGCGGGGTGAACTGCTCCCCGACTCCTGTGAGGATCGGTTCGTCTGGTCGTTGCGTCGGGTCTGGTAGTTCAGGGTTTCGGGGTGTAGCACTCTCGGGGTGCGGTGCATCCTCGTGTGACGGTGCTGCTGCCAAATCTGCCGACCCTGCAAGATCATTCAACTCCTTGCTTTCCCCGTACTCATCGCCCTGCATGTACCGTGCCGCCTGTTTGAGAGTGACCCCCGGCCCTCC